TTCATATCACAAAGATAGAAAATTATTCTTTTACCTTCAACTGAACCTCCCCCTCACTTTGAGTGGAGTTGGTTTTTGATTGGAGTGCTTCCATAAGTTTTTTGTTGAAACTTTTGGTTATTAGTTCATTCTTCTGTTTCCACGCTTGAACCTTCTGTTTGTGTTTTGCTCTATTTTTACTTACTGGCATATTATTGTATATTTTTTAATCTTTTGATTCCAAACTCTGTGTATTTTTCATTCAACTCAAACCCTATAAAGTTTCTATTACCTATTTCATTACACGCCAATCCAGTCGTCATAATCCCTCCGAATGGGTCAAGGATAATATCTCCCTCATCTGTTAATAAGTTAATATAATATTTTGGTAAGTCCTTATAGAATGGAGCGGGGTGTTTGATTGTATTATCTCTTGCGTGTCCTGCTGTATGAAATCTAACCACATTATCAGGTCTAACTCCATTACTAATCATAGAACCATAATCTATAGTTTTAAGTTTTATTCTTTTACCATCAATTATTTCTCCGTGATTTTTAACAGACCAGTCATACTTGGCCCTATCACTTGTTGCCTTTGCAGGTTCTTGTAAAGCCCTATCCATATAGAACTTTAGTTTCTTTTGGTCTTTAACAAAATGGAATATAAACTCTGTGGTGTTTCTAAATCTCTTTGCCCCACCATTAGGTATTCCATTCATCTTATGCCAAATGTAAGTGTCATAGAACTTTAATTTGGATTCCTTTTGAGAACGATATATCAGTTCGTAAATGAAGGGGTTTCTTAACCCATTAGAGCAATTATCATTTATGTTTAGTATGAAACTACCACTTGGTTTTAAGACCCTGTAAATCTCATTAAAAAGGGGTAATAACCAATCACAATAATCTTGAGGTTTTTTGATTGATATATTCTTGCCATAATTGACAATATCAGCATAAGGAGGGGATGTGATAATAAGGTCAACAGAATTATCTTCTATGTCCTTTATCAACTCAAAACAATCCCCATTTCTAATATCTATCATTTACCCTTTGTCTCCATCTGTAAGTTTCCTTACAATTTCTATTTCAATCTTTTTATTGGAGTCCAATTTATCTCCTTGAGTTGTTATATCAACCTTACTCTCTGCGTTGTTCCACTCGTCCTTAAACTTGTTTCTCATCACCAACGAATAAAGGTTTGAGTTCATCTGTTTTGATGTCCCCGAACCGAATGCTTCTCTTGGTAATCTAGCCCACCACGAGTGAGATAATTGCCTCATCATAGAAACGGATTCCGCAAATTCTGGTTCTTCAATCATCATTCTTGTAAATGTCTCGTTGGAAATGTTTAGATATACCTTACAATCAATATCTAACATACCTTCTTTCCCCATTCTAACAAGTTCTTCTTTCCATCCTTTGGGGAACTCATCCATAGTCACCTTTGGTCTTCCAATAGGTTTGCCAGTTGGTTTATAAACTCTTTTTGTCATAGTTGTCTAATATTTTTCCCATTTGGTTTATCCTGTCTGTTATTCTTGGAAGACAAACGCTACAAGATGGTTGTAATGTTTCACGATGGTATTTGTTGTGAAACTCGTATAGATATATTTTCTCTTGATATGAGTTTGTAATTCCATTAAGGAAGTCCTGTGCTCGTTGTACTTCTTCTCTTGTGAATGGTGGGACACCATCTCCAATAAGTGCTTCTAATGTCATCTCTTCTTGAATTATTGTTTCGTTATTGACTACTATTGTTTTAGTTTGTCTTTTATTATTATTCTTACACGAACATCCCATATCATTCTTTTAATTTTTCTTTATTATGTTCCATATTGTTGAATGGCTTACTTCATACTCAAATGCCAATCTTATTATGGAATATTCATTTGGATTATATTTTATTTTTATTTGTTCTATTTGACTTGGAGTTAATTTTCTTCTGTCTGAACGATTAACCCATTCCAAATTATCTAATGAATTATTTGTTGGGTTTCTGTCTTTATGATTTACACAACATTTATTATTTGGATTTGGTAAATATTTTTCTGCTAAATAACGATGTAGATATATTACTTTTCCATTTTGTCTGAAAACTTCATATCCATCTTTTCTTGTTGTTATTTTTGTTTTAATATCATTTACCATAATATCATTCCTTTAGTTTTTGTTCTAATCTATCGTTGAGGATAAGTTTAACTTTCTTTATATCCCTTGAGAGGTTATTGATAGGTATTCCAATCTTTTTACTTAATCTAGTTAAATTACAATCTTCAGCGAAATAGTGTAATGTTATTTGCCCTAAATACCAGTCATATTGTTTTATCTCTTCTATTTCATTCAACACCCACTCTATTGTAAGTATTGGGTCAGTATATTCTTCTTGTGGAATATCTATATTTGACCCAAGTTCAACGAAGTTATTTTTTCTGTATATCTTATGATATTTGCTGGTCTTTGAGTTAAAATTATTTCTAACTATCCGAGCAAAGAAAAACAATTTCTCACCATCAGGGATTAGGTTTATCTTCCTGTTGGTAAGAAATTGTTGTATTGAAACTTGTAATAGGTCATCTGTATTATTTTGTCTTGCTACACTATTACATATTTTCCTTAATTCGTTGATATTCTGTTCTATCCAATCGTTTAACAAAATCGTAGTGTCTAATCAATTTATCCAGGTCTATTACCTTTGAGTATCTTTCTTGCGAAATACTTGTTGTTCTCGTCAAAGTGATTAGTTAGACAGATTAGATGTTCTTGTTTACGTAGTTTGATGACTTTGTCTCTTACTGTAATTGGGGATACATTTAGTATTGTTCCAATTTCTACGTTGGTTAGGATTGAGTATTGATTAGCACTTTTGTAAATGTCTTGAATCAATAAATCATAAATGCGTTTTTCGGTTCTGTTTGTAATTTCCATATTATTTATTTTTCTTTATAATAAGTATATGACCTATTAGTTAAAACTCAATAGTTTCTTGAAATAATTTTTTTATCATTCTATCATATAAATCTGCGGTCTCAAATAAATCATTCTTTGTTGCTCTATCTCTCATAAACTTAAAGTATTCAGCATAGAATATTATTTTGTTTTTATCTTCCTTGAATAATTCTATATTGTGTAATATCAATTTACTTGCTATAATATCTCTTTGTTCTTCTGATATATTAAAATAGGATACATCAGGATTGAATGTTCCATCAAATATTTCTTCTATTAATTTTTCTATATTCATACTATTAAATATCTTTTTTTAGTCCTTCATTTCATCTTTGGGGAAACCTTGTACTGGCTTCTCTTCAACCTTTATCCTTGAAGTAATATTATCTCTAACATCTTTATGTTGCTTCTTTAACCATTCCTGATGTAAGTAGATTCTTTCCGTTGAAGATAATTTACATTCATTACCTCTTTGGAACTCATCTTTATGCTCGTTCATTCAATTTTTCTTTTAGATGATTTATCATTTGTCCTATCTCTATATAAGATTTTGCATAAGACAATCTATCTTCAGTACATAAAAATTCATTCCAATCCGTTAAATGGAACTCTTCCACATCTTGATATTGTTTTAACATATCAATTATTTCTTCAATAGTACCAGGGTGTAATTTAATTTCGTTTTTCATATTAGTATAGGGGGGTTTAATTTCTTTATGGGGGGGTTTAGTTTTTTAATACCATACTATAACATTACCATATTATTCTTTTTTAATTTAATATAGTAATGTTATAGTATCAGCCTCAAGTTTCTTTAGGGGGTGGGTTTAGTTTTTTAATGGGGATATAGTTATTCTTCAACAAAATTATAAATCTCAAGTATGTTGAAATAATATAAATTAAATGTTTCCAATTCAACTCGCACTTCTTGTACTCTAATTAAATTCAACGTAAATAACTCTTTTTCTATTTTTCTTTGTTGATAAGGACTTAATCCTAATTTTTGTGTTATTTCTCTTCTATAAATTGACATCCCTTCATCTTCGGTTATTTGTTTTGATTTTACCAAAAACTCATACTTATCAAGTAAGAAGGTTAGAAAACAGGCACCATTTGGTTGTAATTTTTTTAATAAGACCATATTTAGCATCAAGAACTTATCTCGTCCTAAAATACCTCTTATCATTTCTTCAATTTCTGTAATCTTTTTTTTCATATTAAATAAAAAACCCCCATATTTCTCCTCTTGCTTCTCACTTCAAGGGGTACTTTACAGGGGTTCTATAATTTCTTTGATGTCCTATGTTGTGAGAAGGGACATCAATAAATATAGGGGTCATACAAAAAACTTAAATACAAACAAATAAAAAATTAAAAATATTTTTCAAGGTCATTATCTTTGATTTAAGACACTTTATCTTCAAGGTATATCTTCACATACCCTAACCATAGATAATTCAACCACACCCCCTAAAAATAAGTCATAGAC